GAGCCCCGCCTACCCACCCGTCCGCCGTGAGCATCCCTGCGACGTGAAGACGTGTACTCCGCTGAAGAAGCCAGTATGGCCGCTGCCGTGTGCCACCTGTCAGCCGATAAAGGAGGCCGATGCCACTTGATCCGAAATCAGAAACGATGTTGCTGAAGGTCCATCCCGGCCTCGCTCGCCGTGTGCGGGCGCTCTTGATGGCCTGCGAAGCGAAGGGCTGTCCGATGCGCGTCACACAGGGGCTGCGGGATGGGATGGAACAGACGGCGTTGTATGCGCAAGGACGACAGGGGCTTGATGAGGTCAACCGCCTACGGAAGTTGGCGTGTCTCCCACCCATTACCAGTGAGCAGAATCAATGTCCCGTCACGGATGCGCGGCTTGGGTTTAGCTACCACAACTACGGCTTGGCGATTGATCTGTGCTACGCGACAGGCGATCCCTACCACGAAGACGGGCATAGTCTGACCTGGGAGCAGATCGGGGCGATGATCGAGGCGAATGGATTGGTCTGGGGTGGTCGGTTCAGAATGCGCCCAGACCGTCCACATTGCCAGTGGTCAGACGGCGTGTCGTTAGCGGATCTACGAGCGGGCAAGGTGCCGCCGATGGAAGCCACGCCATGAAAACGATATACCTGATTGGTATAGGATTTTCCCTCCTCATCCTCGCCGGCTGTGGTGGCGGCCACGTCAGCCACCCCACACCCCCGATCAGCGAGATCGGGATGAACTTGACCATCGACGACCTGATTAACCGCGTGGATGGACCACAACGGGCGGCCACGTACCTGGATGAGATTGAGAAGGCGGGCTACCGCAAGTCGGTCCGCATGGTCTATGACCGCTCCTGGGGGCCGAAGTTGTCTACGTGGCTACCTGATCTATTGCGACGCAAGGGGTTTCAATTACTTGCTATCCTCAGCCCCGGCAAGCACGTGGACGGGATGGTACTCATCGACGCCGACCGTCAGTGGTTCCAAACTGGACTCCCGCCGATTGTGGACATCCTGGAAGGGGTCGAGTTTGCCAACGAACAATGGAACTCGGTTGGGCGTGGGGACAACTACATCTTCCCGCCGGCGGACTTCGCGGCCTGGCATAATGCGCTTCTGCCAGTTGTGCGACAGATCGCCCCTCTTGTGACGATTGCCGAGGGCGACATTGGAGGTGGTGGCGGTGACGACTGGTGGAACCAGGTGCGGGCAGTCGGTATCACCAATGTCGGGGCGCTCTCGGAACACCTGTACGGCCATAGTCTCACATCATCAGACCTGCCGATCTGGATCACGGAAGCGGGATCCGTGGCGGATTGTTACCCGACCCTGCCATGCTGGTTGTACACGTGGAATGAGGCTTCGAAGTGGGCGAAGCGGCCTGGCGGCGGAATTTTGCCCTGATGTACGGCCCCTGCCGAGCCAAGACGCCCTACGGCCCCTGTCCTGGCCGGGCGCAGTCATGGGAGGTACGATACTGTTACTGGCACGCGATCAGAGGATGGCTGAGCCGATGGCTGGCGAGCTAGACGGGTATACGCTGCTCCACATCCTGGGCGTGGGTGGCGTGACGGCAATAGCGTTGGGTATTGTATACGGGATTGTCAACATGATTGAGTGGATTGTCAACGGAAGGGGGTGATAACATGAACTTCAAAAGCTTGCAACCGATCCTCGTCACCGTGGTAGTGGGCCTGATCGGCGCCTTTACGCCGCAGGTGACGGCGTGGGTGTCCGCACATCCCGATACAGCGGTGACGCTGGGGACGATCGTCGCGGCGGTCCTGCACGCCTTGCAGTCGCCGGTCAACACGACCACACCGTCCTAATCGTGCGAGGCCGATTGGCGGTTCTAGCCCGCCTTGGCTACTACGGGAGCGAGCAATGAAACATATCCTACCCGGACAGAAGATTGTGCCCTGCAAGCAACAAAGATAAGACGTGGCTAGTTTAAACACAAAATTTAATAGCATAAAACAGGACTGGGAAACTCCATTAGAATTATTCAACCCTCTCAATGCTGAATTTAACTTTACATTAGATGTTTGCGCGACCTCCGCAAACGCTAAGGTTTCGACATTTTATTCAGAGCATGATAATGGACTAACAAAAAACTGGAGCGGTACATGCTGGATGAACCCGCCATTTAACCAAGTCGGTAGATGGGTTCAAAAAGCCTATTCTGAGAGCTTGAAAGGTGCAACGGTTGTATGTTTGTTGCCTTCTCGAACAAACACAAACTGGTGGCACGATTACTGTTTAAAGGGACAAATTCGATTTATTAGAGGGCGACCACGTTTTAATGGTGCAACACATGGCCTTCCACAGCCACTAAGTATCGTTATATTTAATCCATATTTTAAGGGAGCACAACATGATTGATCTTGCAGCAATGGGCGCCTTGATGCCCGCGATCACGGCGGGGCTCGAACTCGCCAACGCGGGAGTGAAGAAAGTGCAAGCGGCGGGGGAATTGAACGTGTATACGGATCGGGCGAAGGCGTTTGCGGACCTGTTCGACGCGGATCTGGAAGTCAAACAGGCCGCCTATGCTACCATTTTCTCCGACATCCAGATGCTCTGCGCCAAGCATGGCATCACGCCAAGCGCCCCCTATTGGGATGAGGCCAAGCAGCAGGGGAGTCCATGCTTGAGCATCCCGATAGCGACGCTGATGGCGCTCATGGATTGTGCGAGCCGATGAGGAGTGCGATGAGTAAGGCAATCGCGATAATCGGGATCAGTTTCATGGTCGCCTCATGCGTTCACAAGCCACCCGCGCTCACGATGCCCCATGTCCCGACGGTCACGACGGATCAGCGTCCGGGGGCCTTAACGAGATAGTATTGGTCGGGGGCGTGGGTACGGTCTCTGCTCCCCAATCTGTCGCCCAATGGCGACTGTCCTCCACGTAGACGACGCCCCGACCATTCTCCCTTTAGTCTCGCCCGCACGCCCAACGGATCGTGATCCATACATCCGAGACCGGCACAACGCTGGCGTTAAAGGCCGACACGCTCATCTCGGTCGGTGTCAGGCCACCCAGCGCCGTGACCAAGCCAGGAGCCGCCCCGCTATCTGGCCCTCCGTTACTGACCCGCAGATGGTCAATCGTCTGCGGACGGCAATGCTCGCCGTGCAGCCCAGCGGGAAGTGTGAGGACGGCGGACCGGACCTCTCCGGGTGAGAGGTCTCCGAGCGAGACTGAGCAATCACCCTGCCGATAGGCGATCTCTTGCGCCCCGAAGATCGGACGCGGGTTCGGCGGACAGTCGGCGGTGACCTGCGCTGAGGCCACTCCGAACGACAAAAGACCAACGACTACAGCCGCAAATGCTATTTTCAAGCACCACATGGTTCCCCTCCTATGATGAGCTGCGCCAAATGAGCGGTTGACGTGAGAGGCGAACGGGAACCATGACGAAGGCGGCGCTCGATCAAGGGGTGTCAGAATCCCCCGGATTATAAACTCCCCCCGAAAATCCCTATTGACGACGCTGTAACTATGCGAAAAGGCCGAAGTCGGTCTGTAAGCTAGATTAGCGAACGTGCGCTTGCTGACGTGGGGTGAGGAGTCCATCACCACATCTCCATCTGCTTCGCCTCTGTTGCCTCTCGTGCCGCTCGTTGCGCCTCTTTTCGCCGTGTCGTTACCCACTTCACCACATCCTCGCGGATCAGTTCGTCGGTCGTCGGAATATAGTAATACTCACGCCCTCCATACGTGCAGCCGCCGTAATGCCGGGCGATGCTCAACTGCGACTGGCTCACGCCACCGATCACGTAGGGCGTGAACGGATCGAGCCCGCTCGATTGCACGGCGTCAAGTTCGTCGGTGGTCAAGAACGACATCGTTCGCACTCCTGGCAGTCTTTTTATGGTTGGCTAGAGGTTAGTAGTTCCACATGATTTAACGCCTCGTTGCCCCATGTTGCCCAGCCGAGCCTATTGCGGCGGGCGAAAAGTTCCAAATATGGGCCTGGACTCACTGATTCCACCATATCTATGAAGGCTTCGGGTTTCGCAGAGTGTCGTCCTCGTTTCCAATTCCACCATGTTGACGGCTCTCGGCGGAGCGGTCGAAGGCCACCACGATGTCCGAAAATGACGTGCTCGGTTGTGATTCCGAAAGCGTCACCGAGCCCAATGCCGATTGGATTCTTTGCCCATGTCAGCAGTACAGATGGCTTGAAGCCCCACGCTTCGACAACTTCGTATGCCGGTCGAACTAGAATATTGGTTGTCCAGAGGTATAAGTGCGCGGCCTCGTCTGCGAGTTCTCCGACTGGTAGGGCTTTGATTTCCGCTATCGTCATTGTCGGATATTTGAGCTTCAAATGTCCACTGCCGCCATATCCGAACCCTGCTGGCCCGGTTGTGGTTCGCCACGGTGGGTCAGCTACGATAGTCTTGAACTTTAACTGTGCCCGCAAATCACCGGATGCAGCGATGGCACCAAGTTCGTCGTCGGTCAAGTAGCTCATTTCGCTCCATCCACCGCCAGCCAGTAGATGAGCCGAAACGGTTCCGCTCGCAGCATCTCCCGTGACGCTTTGCATCCCTGTCGAGCTCGCTTCATCAGTGCCGCCTGTTGGACCTGCCGGTCGGCGGGGTCGTCACAGGGGAAATACGCATGATGCTGCGAGGGGCGCGTCGGGCTTGGCGCGGACTCCCGCATGGCTTCGACGTTGTGTCGGTCTGGTAGTCGCCCCTTCGCTCGTTCCGCCACAAACCGTTGCCAGTCCTCCGCCTTGACCATGTAGGTCCACTGTTGTCGGCCCTTGCGGGCCTTCTGCGCCGGGAGTCTACCGGCCCATATCCATTTGCGGATACTATGCGATACCACGCCGATTTGTTGCGCACACTCCTGGACGGTCAGGGTCATGGTTTGCTCCTCCTTGGCACACCTCGTGCCGCACAGAGCACCTGCTCGACAAGCTGTTGCCACGGCAGCTCCCGGCGATGCCCCTCGACGCGGCCATGCCACAGTTCCTCCTGATTGACACAGACTGATACGTCATAGTTCCCGATCGCCCTGGTCCCGGTGCCGTCATTGTGGATTTTTACGAGCAACACGCTCAGCCTCCTCCTGGACCGACAGGACCACATCGCTGTCGGTTCTCCTCCGGAACGCCCTTATCCTGGGTCTCTTCCCATTCTACGATTGCTTTCCCGCAACAGAGAGGCATCCCCGTATCATCTACCTCCCATTCATAGCCGCAATACACACACTGGTCTTGGTAGACGCGCTTCACTTCCAACGTGGCCGGGTCATGGGAGCGGTGATCCCGGATAAACTCGTGGAATTCCTTCACCCACTGCTCTGTCTTCTGAGCTTGGCGTTCGAGCGATAGGCCAACACGGCAGAAATGTGGTGGGGCGCATTCAATTTTGATATCAATAAGTACACGTTTCTTCATGGCCACTCCCTCCTATCGTTTTCTTTGATTAGGACCGTGAGCGCGTCGCTCGGCTCGACTGGACGACAATGGGTCGTGTCATTCTCGTTGGTTTTATGACAAGTTGGGTCTTCATCGTGTTCATCCCTCCCTTTCCAAGTCCTCCAATTTTTCGAATGCGGCATAGAGTTCATCTTTCAACTTACACGCCGGACAATCCCGGACTTCGTAGCAGACTTCATCGTGGCCATCGTCACAGAGATTCATAGTTGCTCATCCTCCTCCTTGGGCTCCACGTAGGGCACCACAATGATCGTACCCCCGCAGTATCCGCAATAGCGTTGACGATTCTCGACTGGGCCGCCCTCGATGAAGACAAACGCTTCGTCGCATTGCGTATGCCAATCTCCCTCCTCATCCTCGGTCCAGCGGCAGGAGTCGGGGTGGTCAATGATCATGGCCTCCCCTCCCGCTCTCGATCCAGCCGTCCCACAATCGCCTGTGCCGCCGCCTTGCCGACTGGCTTCATCTCGACCGCGTGGTGTACCTTATGCTCGGCTTCGTACTCCTGCCGCCAGACCGCGAGGTTTTGTTGGATCGCAACGATCTGGACGCCGTGCCACGTGTAGTCCAAGGCCGCGCCGAGCAGGAACGCCACGAGGATGGAGACGAAATAGAGTCGCCACCACGGTCGGCGCGACTCGCGCACGAGGGCCGAGATGCGACGGGCGACGGGATAGTCATGGAGACCATACCCGCGCAGTTCGTCAGTGATGCGGTCAGAGAGTTTCATCGCATCCCCCACACCATCCATCCGATAGCCAGTCCCACGATCACCGCGCTGAACGCGATGAACACGCGGTCCACGATCCTCAACGCCTTGCGCGTGTTCGGCCACATATCTCGTGGCTGATTCGCCAGCCGTGACGTGCTCAAGATCAGCCGGACTTCCTGCTCACGTTGCTCTCTCTGGCGTGCCTCAGCATCAGCCATCCTCGCCTCGATGGTCGAACGGAGACGCTCAATCTCTGCAACCGGAGAATCGTAGAGTCGTTTCATTATCTCCCCTCCTCCAGATACTCGCGCCACGTCCGCACCAGTTCTAGCGCCTCGTCGATCTTGGTGTCAATCTCCCGTCGTAACTCTAGCTCGTGGACCGTCCCGGCATAGTCTGGCGTGTCGCCTAGCGCATTACTGGCCTCGACCAAGGCGTTACGGAGGGCGTCAAGGGGTGCTGGCATGGTCGCGCTCCTTCGCCTCGCACTCTCGGCAGCGCATCGTGGCCGGGTTGACCTCAGCTTTGTGCCGTCCGGGGTAGACGCCGCCGCAACCATGGCAGCGCACGTAATCGGGCTCAGCGAGGCGCACCTTCTTCCAATCTATGACTGCGCCTTCCCATAACCGACACTCGACGATTGGCATATCAGTCCTCCACCATCCCGAAGTCCTGCGAGACGGGGATATGTGAGATGGGCGTCAACCGCATCTGCTGCATTGCCAACGTGATCCCATAGCCCACGCCGGCCAAGTAGACCGTCAACCCGATCTCCTCGCCGATGTGCGCGGTGATGCCTGGATGCTCCTCTAGCCAGCGGAGGAAGTGGGCGCGGGCTTCATGGAGGGTGAGTGGGTCCTCGCAGTGTTCCTGCTGTGGGAGTAATTGTAGGCTCAGGCCATCAGTCACGGTTCACCTCCAATCCGGTTCGTGCATACCAAAACGATAAGAGCGCCTCAAACATGCGCCAGCCGCGTTGTAAGTCCGCTTCTTCGCACTGCATCACCTTCGCGGCCCGATTGAGCGTGGACACGAAGATGATGCCGCAAGCGGCGTGAGGCAGACCCAACCCCTGCCGATAGGCCGACAACTGCATAAAATGTGAGTCATAGAGCTTCATGTCGGCCAGCGGCTTGTCGGTGGTCTTGATGTCCATAACGAGCCCAGTCCACGAATCCCGCCAGTAGGGATCGTGCAAGTCTACCTTCCCGCCGAAGCGGTCAGTAGCAAACGATTGCTCGACTCGCCACGGGACTTCTCCAAGATATTCTGCCTTCAACGCTGCTTGCACGGCATCGTAATACTCGATCCCCAACGGCGTCACATCGTCCATCCGTCCCTCGAACGCTGCCTGTATCCAGGCGTGGATCTGCGTGCCGCGTTCTGCCGCCTTCCGTGCCGTCTCCTTCGCGTCGGCTTTGATCCGCTCCACCCACACGTCCTCTGACTCTCCCTCAATGCGAGGGAGCGTGAGTGCGGACAGCAGCACTTGATTCTCTTTCCAGTTATTCAATCCTGGGGCGTTCGCTTCGTTAGTAACCGTCGTCACGCTTGGCAGTAAACCAAGCTGCCGTGCATCTCGAAGCGTGGTGGGGCGCTCGGTTCCATTTTTGCCCTTCACGGTGTAGGCCGGTTCGCCTGTGCGGGTATACCAATGGCCAGCGGCGGATACGTAGGGGGTCGTGATAAGCTCAGCCATCACGCATCCATCCCCGGCTCATAGCCTTGCGCCGCGTCTGCATCGTACCCGCCTACCACTTCCATGTCCGTCACCGTCAGAAATTGGCCATTCTGTTTGTAGTGCAGGACCACCGACTGACCCGCCCGCTCACGGGCGCCCTCCCCTATTATCTTGTCAAACGTGCCGTAGGTCTGGCCGTTCATCACGATGCCGTAGCGCGTCCACGGTTTACCCTTCGTGCTCCCTTCCTTGACCAGCACGTCCACGATCACGCCCTCGACGGTCTGGACATCCTCGTCAGCAGCGGTGGTCTGAGGTGCGGGGCGCGTAACGGGTTCGTTCGCGGCTTGTGTGGCGGCTGGTGCCTGCTGTGTAGCAGGGATCTCCACCACTTCACCCGTCTGCATGTCCACCACCGCGCCCATTTCATCGGGATCGTAGACCCCGCTCAGGATGTCGGGTGCGATCGCCTTGAGCCCGTTGCTGGCCGCTCGCCAGCGCAACATGATCTTTGGGTATGTCGTCCAGTTGCCGCCCTTCTTGAGCAGTCCAGCACGGTCCGCATCGGCCAGCGTAAACGTCTCGGTGTGCGTATCGCCGTTGGGATGAGTGAGGGTGATGGTGGCGTGACTCTCATCAGAAGCCACCCATTGCGCCCGCCCGCCGCGCTGCTTGAACAACGCGAGCTGGAGTTCGGCGGCGAGACACGGCTTGCCCTGGATCACATTGATGAGCCGGAGCGATTTCATGGGCGGCAAGCCCAGCTCTTGGCCGGTGAGGATGATGGCCACAGCTTGCGCGGGGGTCTTGATCGCGGTGGGGAGAAAGCCGGTGGTGACCAACTCCTTCGCCAGCGCCATCAAGGTGCGATAGTCGTGGTGCTGCTGGATAACTTTCGGTTCGTGTGGGGTTGGTAGTGCTGATTCGCTACTCATCATTCTCCCTTCGCCTCCGTGGATTCGGCCTGTTCGTTCATGTAATACGGTTCTAGCATCTTCTCCAATGTATTCCTACACGCCTGGAGGGCAAGCCTGCTGAGGTCGGTGGGATCGTAATAATAGACTTGGATGGCTGAGCCATACGCCTCCAACGCCTTAATGGTGGCGAGATGTTTTTCCTTGATGTAGCTCATCGTTCTCCCTCTTGTTCCATCCATCGTTTTGCCTCATCCATTTCATCCGGTCCTCCATGCTCCTCCACCTGCCGCCTGATATGCTCCCGCTGGATCGCCTGGATGCGCAGCAGGGCCGATGCGTAGCCAAGGTAATCCTCGTTGTGCTGGATCGTGATGGTCTCAGTCATTACAGCCTCCGTTGTCGCTGAGCAAGCGCCTCTACGCTATCTAGATCATAGTGGGCGCAATCCTGGATCAGTGAATCGTACCCGCGAATCTCTCGCACCCGTTCCCGTGGTTTCGCGTCACGCACAGTCAACACGAGCGTAGTGCCGTCGGTGTACCTAATCCCGTAGGTCTTCTCAGCCCAAGCACGGAGACGCTTGAATGCACCAGGATGCACAGTCCGATGGACGACGTGCCGCTGGGATTCACCCTCGATAATAAATCGTGACTTAGTTGTCATGCTCACCCCCTCCTCTCGCCACCAAGCTCATCACCACGACCGTTACGAGCATCAGCGCGAGCCAGGTGAGGCCCCATAGGAGCCAGATTGCCGGATTTCCAAAGAGCGTCATCGTGTCCTCCTTTCTGGACATACAATAATCCCTCGTTCTCGCAATGTCAAGAGAAATCTTACGGTCTATGTAAAATAATTCTTGACTCAAACTCTCGTCTGTCGTATTGTATGTACATGCTCACAACAAATGCCTATCAAAAAGTCCATGAGTCGTGTAAATTTTGCGGGAAACCGCGTGACGGCAAGCCGATGCTGATATGCGCCGACTGCCGCAAGGTGTATAATCGGGAGAAACGCCAGGAATCGAGGATGCGCCGACTATCTGATAATGAGATTGGAGGTGATCGGCTGATGGCGAAGGCGAAGAAGGCGGCAAAGAAAGTGGCGAAGAAGACGTAACGTCAACTCCGCGCCCTCGGATAGCTACCGTGGGCAGCCGTTCACTCGGCACGCGGCTGGAGGGGGTCGCCCGGCGTCCTTGGGTTCCGGGTGGCCCTTCCAGTAACCCAAGGATGAGATATGATGTCTCCCAGGATGCTCCAATGCCAAATCGAGTGATTAAGGACTCCATTTGGTCCTCCCCTACGCTCGCTAAACTACCGCTCGATGCTCAACTCCACTGGCCTCGCTGGTTGCTCATGGCTGATGATTGGGGCTGCTTCAACGCCGACCCTGATGTGATCCGGGGATTGGTATACCCGAAAGTCCCAAGTATGACGATTAAGAAAATCTTCGATCTGTGTCAGACGTATGTGAAAGCTGGCCTGTTGTTCCTGTGGGAAGAATCGGAACGGCTCTGGGGATACTTCACGTCCTGGAACGGCCACCAGTTTTGTAACGTCACACACCTCGACGAGGACGGCAAACAACTCCGACACAAGCGAAAGACCTCCGAACCACCAGAAAATGAGCTGAAAGCCTATCTTGAGCAACATAAGCAAATAAGTCAATCAGTTAGCAGAGAGTTAGAGCGGATTAGAGCGGGTCAGAACAAATATCGGAATCCTAATCCTAATCCTAATCCTAATCCTAATCCTAAAACTACTATTGTCTCGAACAGTTCGGCTAACGCCGAAGATTCGAGACCGCCTTCGATTGAGCCCTCAAATGGTCACGTGGAAACCCCGGAAGAATGGAAACCCGTAGAAACCCATCTCCGCACCCTCACGATTCTCAATCAGCCTGAATTGTACGATTGGACTTTCTGGAAACGCCTCGATGAAGGCCACCGGGAATTCCCCGATCTCTCGATTTGCGATGAACTCAGTAAGGCTGAAGCGTGGTTACTGGCAAACCCCCGCAAGGCCGCTACCAAGAAGCACTGGAAACGCTTTATTTTGAACTGGTTTACTAATGCCACAACGCGAAAGGTGAGATATGAAAAAAGCCAGCCATACCGATAAACCCACCAAAGCCGACCGTACCTTAATCTGCCCTCATGACGGGTCCCCGTTGATCCGTACCGGCCCTCGCCAGGGATTTTGCGAAAAAGCCGATGGCTACCCCTTGATGCGCTGGTGGTGGACTCCAGAGGCCAACAAGGGCAAGGGCGCATGGGAGGCCCAGGGTTGGGCATGTCCGTTTGCCTGTCCGAAGTGCGGACATGGCCTCGAATGGGATGGCTGTTGTCTGTCGTGTGGGCCAAAAATCGGCGCTCCTGGGGATCGCTATCAGCGTGATCGGAATCACTGGAAGTATGAGCGGGGACCAGAAGCCGCGATGACCCCAACACAGCACGCGGCGCTCTTGCTACGCTTCAAGGCGCTCAGCGCGAGTTTGGCGTAGGGAGGCCCTAACGATGGCATGGCTTGATAGCTGGCGCAAATATATCAGCACCAGTGGGCGCACACCCGACACGCAGACCGTCAACACCTCACCGACGATGATCTGTCGGCTCCCGCAGTCGGCTGCCGCGCTCCCGCGCAATTTCAAGCGGCTGCGGCAACAGCGAGGGCTCACCGTCGCCGAGCTGTCACGGTTGGCGGTGGATCGGGATGGGCACGTGAGCCGGTCCACGATCCGGGCGATTGAGCGCGGCGCGACCAATCCGACGTTGAGCACAGTCCTTGCGCTCGCTCGCGCCCTCAATGTTGGCATAGAAGCGCTGGTCGAGGAGGGAGGGGAGGGGTGAGCCATCACTACGAGACGGTCAGGCGCATCTACGAACCGCAGGAGTGCAATAGCGGGGCGGCGAGAGCGGGAGCGAAACCCGGCAACCACCACAAGGACAAGGGAAATCGGCGCGAGCGCCAAGCGAAGGCCGTCCTGGAGGCGGACGGCTGGCTTGTGGTAAAGGCTGGCGGATCATTGGGCCTGTTCGACCTGGTGGCGCTGCATGTTGACTATGGGGTGCTGCTCGTGCAGGTTAAAAGCAATCGCCCGCCGGCACGGGCTGAAATGGATGCCCTGCATGCCTTCCAGTGTCATTCCTCATGGCGCAAGGAATTGTGGGTCTACGTGGATCGGGAAGGGTGGAAGGTGAAGGGGCTATGAGAGTGACCGCCATTCGATCCATCCGGGCGTTTTGCGTGGAGTGCATCGGTGGGGCGGTGTATGTCGAGGATTGCACGGCAATCAAATGTCAGCTCTATCCGTTCAGGATGGGCAAAAACCCGAATATCTCAGCAGAAACAAAGGAGAAATCTCGCATACGGATGTTAGACCGATTAGCCACACAGGTAGATCAGGCGTCAGTTAAAGGAAACAAACATAATGAAGGCTGAAAATAGTACACCTAAATGCCAGAGACCGGGTTGCGAATTAGACCTGCCAGCGGGTAGGCAACTCTGGTGCTCCCGAAAGTGCTATGACTTAGTAGAAGGTCGCAAGCGGATCGAGCACAATAAGAACAATGGAACCTCACCACGAAGACTGGGGGCTATTTCGGAGTGTGTTGTCGCTGCTGATCTGCTTCGAAAAGGATTTGACGTATTCCAAGCCGTAAGCGATCAGGCTTCGTGCGATTTTATTGCGCTAAAAGAAGGCGTAATGTTGCGAATAGAGGTAAAAACGCTACAGAAAAGCGCCCACGGTAGGGATATATTTCCTGTTCGGTTTTTGCAAAGTGGCCGCTTCGATGTGTTGGCCTTTGTTGCTCGGGACGGCTCTAGTATTGTCTATCGACCCGATCCGACCGTTTTGACGCTCAAAACGCCACCTACGTTGGCTTCTCAAAAAAATAAATAACCCCGAAGGGGATCGAACCAGCTTCGGGGGTATTTGAACGCTGGGACTTTTGAGCCGATAAGCGGCTTACGTGTCGTCCTGCGATCCGACGCGAGCAATCACGCCCAACGCCAGCGCGGTCAACAAGCCAAGGCCGCCCCACGCGCCCAAGATCAGCGCCCAGGTGCGCCAGTGGCCGAACCAGGGAAGGGCGCTCATGGCGTCACCTCTGAATGATCCTGGAGTTTGTGGGCAATCGCTCGCCTGATCCACTCGCTCTCACTGATCCGCAGCTTTTCCGCCGCTTGGTGTACCTGCTCCCGCATCGTGGCCGGCATGTAGATTTGCAATTTGGTCTCCGTGTTGCTCATGGCTCCCTCCCTTCTGCCTTGGCGACGGCTGCTTCGATTTGCCGGTAAGCGTTCCAGTTTTCCACGTCCCCCGCGCTTTCGCCGGTCAACGTCGCCTCGCCAGCCAACAGGCGCTTGCACGCCTCCAGCAGGTCAGGCGCCGCCGCGATCAGCCGGGCGTTGGCGTCTTGCGTCTGTGCATCAGTTTCGAGCCATTTTCCGACGCCGAATCGTGTTGTGCATACAGGGACATCATTGGCCCATACCGCACAAGCTAGACTAAACTTAAGAGGATCGCCTTGGCGAGATGGTATAGCATTATGTTTCCAAGGTCCCGGCGTGTGGTTCATGGCGTCTCTCTTTCTGCCGTCATTCGACGGCTAGGCGGTTATGCGTAGGCCGTCCAATGTGCCGTTGGATAGATTGCCACCCCCGGCACTCCCGGAATCGTCTGTTTGTCAACCGGATAGGCGTATTTATAGCTGGCAAACTTAATACAGTTGCCTTCCATGACCCGCTTCCGTTGTGGCGGTCCGACAAATTGCCCAGGGGACGGTACGCACTCACCTTGCAACCATCCTGTGTCCCGACTGATTGATCCGATCTCCCGGACCTCGACGGTTTGCCCGCTCACTACTGCCGTTACCTCGTAATAGTCGATGTTAGTTTGATCGTATCCCCAAGAGGCTTTGAGAATATCGCCAACGGCGAGCGTGTGCCGAAACGCCCTGCGTTTGCCCTGTCGCTCTTTCATGCGCTCCGCATGGTCGGCGAAGTTCTCAAGGTGTTGGTCGCTCCGCTCTTGCCTCGCTGCCTCAGAGCGGAAGCAAAAATGCCAGTCACTTTTTAAGGACTTGCCATGATAGGCGATGGCGGCCACTTTTCCAGCTCGTGTCGTGTACCAGTAGACAATGGCCCCTACGCCGTCCCGAGTGTATGGGACGGCATCGACAGGAACGTAACGGGTCGTTGGTGTGAAGCGGGTCAAGGTTTTCATGGCTCTTGTCTCCCTTTAAGCGGCCAGCTTGCGTTTGACTTCGCCAAGTGTTTTCGGTCTGAAGTACAGGTCCAGTTCTCCCCCGCATTCCAAGATTTCCGCAATGCTGATATAGCCGAGTTCTCCCCCATCCCCTAGGTCCGCCAGTCCAAACGCTTGGACCTGGCCGGTTCCCGGTTCATCATCCGGGCTCCCTGCGTCCTTCTCCGTAATCCACCAGCTTGCTTGCCCACCCGCGAAGTAATGCAGGTAGACAATGGCGTTGTCACCCTTGCCGTCTTGGTCGTAGGTCTTGGGCATGGTCTCTATGAGGTGCGCTAAGTCACAGAGCTTCGAGCGGAAGAACTCCCGTTCCTCGCCGCTTCTCGCCATTTGTGCCAAGACGGCGACCTGCTGAGGTCCGAGAAAATCCTTGAGCGTGGTAAAGGCTTGTGCGGTTTCGATTAGTGATCTCATGCTCCCTGCTCCTCTCTCTGCTCGTCGTGAGCCCAAGCGAATCCTTGTAGAGCTTCCGCTTGTGCGAGTAGTCGCGCGGCTGCCGTATATTTTCGGCTTTCATTCAATCCCCACGCTTTCCTCATCAGCGTCAACGCCTTTTCAGGTTCGTCACAGGTTGCAAATAGTGCAGTTTCTTCCCAAGGTTTTCCTGGATTGTAATGCACTATAATCTTATTGCCAGCTATACTATACGTGGCGGCCATTTCCCTTGCCTCCTTGCCCTTTCGGGCGGTTAGCGTACAATCGCCCTAACACCGCCAAAACATTGTTCAACGTGGGTTTTGGCCTTTTTTATCGCATCGTGTAAATCGTCCGCCCGGAAAAAGCATCCCGATGTATGGGGGCGGTCGGCGCTTACGATGTCATACCCCCACCCCTGCGAGTAGTACACACAAAAAACTGTATGTTCGTCGTCATCGGCGAACAAATACGCCCGCCGACTGGTGTTTTCCGCTTGTTCTAAAATCGCCCGATGTAGGGCTTTTTGTGCATCTGTTTTTGTCGCCCCTTCTCCCTCAAATCCAGCACTTAACGTGCCGTCGCTTTCCAACGTGGCATGATAACGACCATCAAAACGATTTTTCACTATTCCTACTGGTAGCATGTGTTCTCCTTTCCGCATGTTCAGTACCGTTAATCAACTACGTCCGTTGAGCAGCAAGACTTACAATCGTGATACCTTCAGCTTTGAGAGTGTTTCTGACAAGCTTTTCCGCTTCATCCATTGTGCGTGATGCGCCAAGTACGAGTATTTCAATGTTGAGCATTTTGGTATGGAGTCCTACCGGTCGAAGCATAAAAAACCGCCAACCTTCCGTACTTGTTACGCAATCTACAAAGTCTTGGCCTATCGTGATTCTGTCGCCGGCTTTCGTTATCATCATCTCCCTACCTCCTGCCCTTGTGGGCGGTTAGGCTGCCGTTGTCCCTCGATCCCGTCCGCGTCGCCTGGTCTGTGGTCCGCGTCCGACACACTCATCAGCTCCAAGCTGTCTCCGGGATCACTCTCGATCTACTGCTAGTATAGTGTTATGATGTTATACTGTCAATAGTGCAACATATCAACGATCTCGCATAGTTACACGACCGATCTAGCGCATTGTAGCGTATACTGTCATCTTGTCCTACCGGTACTTTTTACACGATAGCACCTAAGTGCGTGATTATAGGCTATTTGTGGGTGTTGATCTTATGTCAACGGAAAATGACATCAGACTACGATTATCCCGCAGATGCCCGTCTAGCGCGGGTTGGCAGGGATTGCGTTATTGATATTGTGCGGAAAAAAAATATAAAAAATTTGGGGCTTGACAACGTACCCTGCTATGTGGTATGTGATCTGATATCACTAGGTCCAAGTGGCGGGGAGGTACACTATATGGCACGCGGTAAGGCCATTACGATGCAAGACGTGGCAAACGTTGTCGCCGCACGAGTCCTTGATCCGGTGGCCAGTAAAAACACGATAGGGGCGCTGGTAGGGCGTGATCATAGCACGGTCGCACGGATAGAGGAGCGGTATAAAGGGTTGATAGAGCAGTACGCCCCCCTCCAAACGCGCAAGCTCTTGGACGACCTCGATATCACCCGCCGCGCCTATCTATCGAGATTACTTGATCCCGATGTCCTTGAGAGCGCCTCAGCTCGTGATACCGCGGTCGTGTTTGGGATCGTCTCGGACAAGCACGCGCTGCAAGCTGGCATGCCGACCTCCATCACGCTCAATGCCAATCTGGATGTGGCAATGCCACAGGTCCTGGAGCGGCTCCAGCGGGCGATACAGGCACGTAGCGGGCAAGTGGGCGAGGCTACCACATCTGGTAGTGGGAGTGAACAGGATGTGCCAGCCTAGTAGATATGTCAACAGAGATCGCTGTAAGTCTATGATTCTACTATGCTGCTAGAGATACGTCAGAGAAGATGCATTATGTCACCCTGGGACTTGGGTGAGTGGGTAATGGGCAACCCCCCCTGGGGGGGGCGAAACTTAGGGTACCTTCTCCCAGAGCACTCCATCTAAAAGGTCATACCTCAGCGCTTATTAGTCGTGCAAACAAACGGCCCTGAGTGTAGGCATGGAATGAATCTTGCAGAACCAAACACAGGCACGTTTCTTGGGTATAGGGGGGGTATATTAAATACTTCCTTACAGCGTGGGGGGGAAAAGGGAAATCATGGGACGGCTTCTTCAGGGGACATGGAATACACGATCGGCGTCCTGGTCGAAAGCAAGACGAAAAAAATCCTACGCTCCGAAAGGAGCAGCAAATACACGTGAACGTCTCTTAAGGGGACGTGCCGATTATATGAAACAACAACCCACTGAAGCTGAAGAGCGAATCTTCCACGCACTGAAATATCTCCGTATTCCATTCATGCCTCAAGTTGTTATTGGTCGATATATCGTTGATTTTCTTCTCACCAACCGGAATATCGTGCTTGAAATAGACGGCTCTTCCCATAAGCAGAAACGGGCCTACGATCAAAGCCGGGATGACTTCTTAACACGGTTAGGATGGCAAGTGATCAGGGTTTCGAATGAACACGCCACGATCGAATGGGTGACAGCCCACGTTGTCTCACTGCCTGTGACCGATCAATGCGTGATCATCCAACGATTATCCGATGCCCGAGCAATCGAACGAGATCGAATACGACGTAGGAATCATTCACAGACGTTGCCGGATACTCGACACCTACGCTCCGCCTAGCACAGTGACGGAGCGAGGAGTAGACCATCACAGCAAGGAGAACACATGGCAAAGACGGGGAGTCCTTGGGGAGTCTTTCCACGAGTCAAGACGACGAAGGGGCGGCCATCGAAGAAGGGGGGGTAACCCGTGAGTGAGCGGCCCCTGCTGGACACGATTGCGGAGCTGAGTGAGGAAGAGGCGGAGACGTATCTCGCGTCACTCCCATTAGAGACGTTGGTCGGGGAGGCGAATAGTCTGACCTCGGCCTGGGAGCAGCGCCGGCAGGAGAACGCGATTCTCTTTTATGAACCGGTGCAAGCACAGGCGGCTGAGTTTCATGGGTGTACGAAGCGAGAGATACTGATCTCTGGGGGGAATCGGAGCGCGAAGTCGGATACGACGCTTGCGGAACTGGTGATCCAAGCCACAGGGGTCGTGCCGTACAGTCTGAAGGGGACGTATCCAGCGCAGAAGCTGCAGCGACGCCCCATCCGGGCCCGGGTACTGTGTAAGTCCATCAAAAAACTTGAAGAGGTCATTAAGCCCAAGCTCCAATATTGGCGGTGGAATGGGCCGGGTGTGCCTGGGAGTGATCGGGGCCACTGGGGATGGATTCCCCGTCAGTGTTTACGAGGGGGAGAGTGGAGTAAAGCCTACAGCGAGAAGTACAACACCTTGACGCTTGCCGATGGCGGGTGTTTTCACTTCAATACTTACGAGCAGGACGTGGAAGAAATGGCGGGCGGAAGTTTTCACGTGACGTTCTTTGATGAGTTGCCACCAGAGGGGCACTACAAGGAATGTCGGATGCGCTTGCTCGACACCGGCGGTCAGCTGATGACCGCCATGACCCCTCCAACAGAAGCCTCTGGCGTCGCGGCCTCCTGGGTCTACGATCAACTGTATCAACCCGGCATGACGGGCCATGAGGACATCGCGGCCTTTGAATTCTTTACGGAACACAATCGCATCCTTGGTTCGGAAGAACTCCGATGGATTGCCTCCGGTCTCACGGATGAGGAACGGCAAGTCCGGTTCTACGGCAAGTTCCTGCATCTCTCAGGGCTTATTCACCCGCTGTTTACGGGGGCCACCACCAGGCAATGGTGTCTGACGTGTGATCGACCCGTAACGGCCATGGATGGGGGGCGGTGTCCGGCGTGCCTCCAGGGGGATCTGCTGCCGTTTACTCATGTCATTGCACCGTTCTCCTGGCCGAGTCGGTGGCCGGTGGTGATGGTGATTGATCCGCATCCCAGGAAACCGTGCGCGATTACGTGGACGGTGGTGGATGAAGAGGATCAGTGGATACAGGTGGGAGAATGTGAAGCCACAGGGACGGCCTACGAGGTCAAGGCCGCGATCGAGATGTATGAGGAGCGACATGATCTCCAGCCTGTCTTGCGACTCATTGATCCGAATGCGGCGGAAAGTCGCAACGATAAGATGGAACAGGGGTGGACACTGCGACGGGAATTCGATAAAATCGGGTTGCGCTGTACCCTGGCGAATGATAACTTTACCGTGGGGAAAGACAGGTTTAATGAGGCGCTGCGGCCGGACCCCCTGACGCAACGTCCTCGGTGGCAGATCTTCGACCGGTGCGAGAAGACGATTTCGGCCTTGAGCCGCTTTACCTGGGATGAATGGACCCGCAATCACGAGTTTAAAGAACCCAAACAAACTCCCAGGGATAAACACAAAGATTTTCCTGATACCTGTCGCTACCTGGCGATGGCGAATCCCACCTATCGGGGTTTGCAGACCGGGCATGAGGTCCTTCGGTATCGAGGAGCGGCATGATCCCTCTCACCACAGCCCCACGACACACAACGGAGTAGCGATGTTGGGAAGAGGATAAGCGATGCCCACACTCAACGCACACACGACAGACGTCCCTCCTCCTCCACCACCATTTACCCTGCCAAAGCGCTCGACACGCTCCATACAGGTCTCGGCTGAGGAGGTGGTGGACTCGGTGTTGGAGCGTATTCGTCAGGATCTCCAAGACCGCAGCGAATGGATGGAGCATCATCTTCGTCAGTATGCGAAGTATCGGGGATGGGTGGAACCGAAGTCCTGGCAGTTTCGAGACGCGAGTCACGCGCATCTCCCAATTACGATGTATACCTGCCAACGGATTGAGGATGCCCTGTATAATGCCGTGATGAGTCAGCGTCCAGTGATGCAATCCAAGGCCAATCAGAAACAGGATGCGCAAAAAGAACATCGTATTGACCATCTGCTTGACTACGAATTCTTTCAGTGCGCTGGCGCCGAACGCATCCTTGCTGATGCCATTCAAAATCTCGTCGTGGATGGGACGGTCCATCTGATGATTCCCTGGGTACGCAGCCTCCAGACCACTCGACTCTTTACCCGACTCCCTGCTCCTCCAGATGGCGCGGAACTCCTCACCTATCTCTACCAGCAATTTGTGGTGCTCTACGGAGAACAGACCCTCGTGGTCAACCGCACGGGCCATCGGTTTACCGTGCAGACCCCGGGGGGGCAAGTGGACCTGGAAGTCTATCAGGGGGTGGACGGGGATCTCGAAGTCATTGAACAGCGCGACCTGAGGCTCGATCACTTAGGACTGTCGGTCGAGGATCTGGAAGATATTGTGGTCCCCGCGAATTGCACGAATCCACAACCCCCGTCTGAGAGCAATCCTCGGGGAGCCCACCACGTCACTCGCCTGTGTGCCGCGTCACTCGATACCATCCGTCGCCGCCAACGCCAGGGGATCTATGATCTCCTCAGCGAGGCCGATCTGACGGTCTGCGAGGGGTGGAGTGACCAAGGCATGACCGAGGAGACGACGGAGGCCAAACTCCAAAAAGACGAGATGGAAGGGATCCAAAGTCAACAAGGGGAAGGCGTCCATGGGTCGGTCCAAGTCCTAGAGGTCTATGATCGGTATGATGTCAATGACGACGGGCTTGAAGAGGACGTGATCTTCTGGATTCTCTGTGACAAGGACTTCACGGAGGGACGCCTCGCACGGGCGCGCTACCTCACGGAGATTGTTCCGCCGGGTCCGCATGGGGCCAGGCGTCCTATTGAGAAGATCGACCTCTTCCCCGTCACCAATCGTTACTATGGCATCGGGTTTCCTGAGTTGGTGGAGGGGTCACAAGACCTGATGAATACGATGTTTAACTTCGGCGTCGATGCCGGGGTGTTAAGCAACATGCCGTTCTTTTTCTACCGGGCGGCCTCTGGACTCAAATCGGATATCCTGAAGCTCAATCCAGGAGAGGGGTATCCCGTGGATGATCCTCGCACCGATATTTATTTCCCGCAACTCCCCACGGCGGGCGGATCCTGGGTCTTCAATGAACTCTCGTTGCTCAACCAGTTTCTCGAAAAACTCACGATGCAGAGCGCCCTCGCGTTTGGGGGGATTCCTCAAGGCAAATCGGCAGCCCTTCGAACCTCCGGGAATATGGCGTCGGTGATGAATCAGGGGGATATGCGGAGTGAACGGATTCTCCGGCGACTCATGGAAGGGTTGTCTCGGGTCTGGGATCAAGGGTTAGCTCTGCTGCAGCAGTATCTCCCTCCGGCGACCGAATACCGGATCCTCGGTGTGCCGGAGTCTCAGGAGCGATTTGACCGTATTCAGGACCGTGACGAGATAGCGGGACGATTCCATTTCCAGTGGAAGGCCACGATCCTCAATGCCAATCCACAGGTCAAGCAACAGGCCGCGCTCTCGTTGGTTCAGATTCTGTCGAACCCCATGATGCTTCAAGCCCAACTCACGGGGCCAGAGGAACTCTATCGTGCCATGCGCCGGTACATCGAAACGCTCGATGAACCCAATCCCGATCAGTTCCTGAAGCGGCCCCCTGGGGTGGGGACGAGTCAAAAACTCACCGCAGAGATGGCGATCTCCATGATCCTTGAAGGCCGGATGCCGGAGGAGGTCAACCCAGCAGAACCTCTCCAAACCCATGCGGAGACGTTGACACAGTTCCTGCATTCCGATCTATTCGGGGTCCTGACACCCCAACAGGTCACACTCTTTGGGGCCTATCTCAAACGGGTCATGGCCGCCGTGCAACGCATGCAGCAACAGGCGCAACTCGCACAAGTGGCCCAGCAAGCGCAGTCGTCCCTCGGGGGCGGCATGATGCCACAAGGACAACCCGGGCCACCTCCGGGTCCCCCCGCTCCACAGGCCACGAGTCTGAGTCTGGCGACACCAGCCGAAGCAGGACAAACACCGCAGAGGCCAATAGGAGGGTAGCGGACAGATGGATCGTCGATGGAATACGTGGAGACAACTACACTCAACCCCACTCGCTCCACAGGAACCGGAATCGTCAGATCATCAGGCGTTGGCGGCCCTCCTCACAGAGGGTCGGGAGAGTGAGTGTTGGACGCTCCTGACATCCATCATCACCACACAGATTCGGAGTGCAGAGTCACGGTTTCTTGATACGTTAGCCCCGTCGTATGAGGTGTACCTACAGGCGTGGGCGAGGCGGCAGGCACTTATTGGGGTGCTTGCCCTCCCACAGGCGCACACACAGGAGGACCACCATGGCCGCGAAGACAGGACGAACGGGATCAGCAGGGAATAAAAAGGGCACGCCCGCCTTCTCCACAGGACATCCGCGTGACTTGGAAGATCGACGTCGAGCCCGTCCGACGTTGCGGATCAATATGCGGAATCCCATGATCTTTTTTACAGGCGCCACTCGCAAGTCACCATCACGGAGTCCACACGAATGATTGCGCCAGCCTGGGTCGTCCAAGTCATGCAGGAACTTCCCCCTCGATTTACGGGGTATGTGCAGATCAATTGCGTCGAGGGTGGGGTCGCGAACGTGACGAAACTTGAAACCTTTCGGCCAGCGAAGAAAACGCTTGACACCATCCAGAAGGTTGTGATAGTCACCAACGTAGAGTAGGGCATCGGGTTGTTCGGCACACACTGAAGCCCGTTCATGGAGGAATCTCCGTGGACGGGCTTTTCGTATATTCGGGCGTTTACTCCCTGGTCGCCGCAGGGTGACATCGCGGAACAGGCGCGGCAAGGAGAAGACATCATGGCAGACGAACAGCAGATAGGAGTCGAGGAGGCCGCCGCTCCTGTTGTCGAATCGGGCGTACCAGAAGAGACTCCTGCCAACCAGGAGGGTGGAACTCCCAGTATTCCCAAACCACGTTTTGATGAGGTCCTTCACCGGGCGAAGGCGGCGGAGCAGCATGCACGAGACCTGGAAACGCGGGTCCAGTCCTTAGAGCGACAACCCGCTCCCACGCAACCCGCGCAGCAGTTGCCAACCCTGGCCCAAGTGTTTGACTTCTATGAACGTGGACAGATTACGGAAGCGCAAAAAGATCAATGGGTGGTGTACCATACCAAGGAGGCCGCCAAGCAGGAATTTGGACAGGCCATTCGCCAGACGACCATGTTAGCCAAAGCGCAGACCACGACAGCCGAGTACCTCAAAGCGTATCCCGCGTTGACCGATGGGTCCAGTCACGACTTTCAGGCGCTCTCAGCCACGTACAATGAGTTGCTGAGTGAGGGGCATCCAAATAGTGTGGCGACGCAAGCGGCGGCCCTTCGGATGACCTTCGGACCGATCAAGGCCGCGTCACAGATTACGCCGACTGAACATACTCGTCAACGGGCTGATACCTTCTTGGAGGGTGCAGGCGGAGGGGGGCGCATGGCGGAGTCAGATGTCCTGAAGCAGGTCGATGAACGACAGATCAAGTTTTGGAAACAGAAAGGCTATACAAAGACACAGATGACCGATGAAGCACGATACAAGGGCGTCGGGAATATTTCGGACTACCGTCGAACCAAGAAAAAGGCTTAACGATGGAGATCCTCGTCAAGCGGACATGGACGACACAAGATCGTCAGAAGGCAGCGGAAGCGCCTGGTCGTCACTGGAAACGAGTGGCTGGCGGGTATATTGCCGACTTGGCCGACTTGCGAAAGAGTGTCGTGTTGTGTAGTCAGTGCGCGTGTAAGTTCAACCCGAAGGGCCATCGGTATCGTCGAGAGACAGATTTTCCTCACGTGACCGGGCGTTGCGACGGGTGTAAGGCGCACGATATGCGATGCATCCTCTACGTGGCTGAGGAGATTTACTCGCAGGTGAGAATGACCAGGGACGACACACGCTCCATGGCACGACGCGGGTTTAGTTTTGTAGGCGGATAGCTGGTGGTCCGTCGAGACATCAGCATCAGACCCGAACCGATAAAGGAGAATACATGCGACTTGCCTATACGATAGGAGGGGGTGCACCAGTCTATAAGCGGTATCAGGTGGCTGCGAGCGTCACGACTGTTGGCGTGCCGTTGCTTATTCCAGCCGCTAATGGGGCGGGGTTGGCGGCGGCCACCACCACGTCACTCGCTGACATGGTCGGCGTCACCTTTGACACCGCGACCTATGTCACCGCGCAGCAGACGGATGGAAGTTCAGCCGAACGCACAGTCGGGGTGATTATTAACCCTGATGCCGTCTGGGCAGCCTTAATGAGTCAGGGGGCCACGCTCGGCACGGCATTGACCCTTCGCACCGTGACCACGGCGGCCACTGATGGATTGTCGGTCACGACTGCGGAAAGTTGGACGAGTACAGAGTACGATGAAGGCGTGGTCTGGGGATACGATGGGGCCAATGTGGGACAGGCACGCAAGATCACCTCAACCTCAGCGACGGCTGGCACGGTCACGGTGGCCTTCGATCAGGATACGGTGGTCGGTGACAACTTCATTCGTGCTCCGTGGTGGCCGGTACAGAGTACTACGATGCAGTTAACCACCAACCTCGATGGTGCCGATGCGAGTATTGCCGTGGGCACGGGTGCCGGCGCAAAGTGTGTGGAACTCTTCCTTGGCAATCAGAGCAACAATGGACGCACGGATAGTTGGATCCTGTGGGTTCCGACGGATCATGTGTGGGGTATCAGACCGACGTAATTAACGTCGAGCGGGAGGAAAAGATAGATGCCAGCGACATCAGGAAGTTTTGGGGATCTACTAGACGCACGCTTTAAAAAGATTTTCTATGAGAAGTATGACGCGCTCCCGTCCATGTTGAAGGAACTCTACGGCTTCGATGATGTGGGGCCGCAGAAGAACCAGACACGGTATTCCAGCGTCGGGACCTTCGGGGACTTTTCGCAGTTCACTGGCAACATTATCTACGATGAACTCTACCAGGGGTATGACACGACGTTGACCTCTATCGAGTTTGCGAAGGGGTTCCAGATCGAGCGGAAGTTGTATGACGATGACCTGAGCAATATCATGGATCAGCGTCCAAAAGGGTTAGCCACTTCTGCTCAGCGCACGAGGGAGGGGCATGGTGCGAGGGTCTTTGCCAATGCCTTCAGCGTCGATACCTACTTCTACAATAACAGTGAGGGGGTGTCCCTGTGTTCAGATGCGCACACCACCACCTCTGGGGCATCCACCGCAGTAGGGTTTGATAATAAAGGGACTGCGAGTTTGTCGGCCGTCGCTGTGGCAGCTGCTCGCAGTCAGATGGTGAACTTCCGTGGGGATCGCGGAGAACGGATTGCCTGTATGCCGGATGCCATCCTGATCCCATCGCAGGGCAATATGTATGAACAGGCGTTCGAGATCGTCTCCAGTATGGGCAAGGTGGATACCGCCTCCAATAATGCCAACGTCCACTACGGACAGTACGATATCATCGAGTGGAACTATCTGCCCGATGCGAACGACTGGTTTATGATGGACAAGAACAACATGAAGGAGAACTTGAAGTGGATTGATCGCACCGACTTGGAATTTGGCTGGGTGGAGGATTTCGATACCTTGATCGCCAAGTACCGGGCCTACATGCGATACGCGAACGGGTGGTTGGATTGGCGGTGGATTGTCGGGAATCAGGTCGGCTAGCGGAGACGGAGTTACGATGGCGAATCGTCGATACACGGACTTTAAGGATCGCGCAATTTGTTGCAAGACCTCGCCTCCACCGAATGGGCGGAAGGGGCCGAAAGCGACCCTCCCAAAAGAATCCACGGCGAAATGGCCTGGGATGAATAAAGAGGGTCGCTCCAGTCGTGACCGTGGGTTGGGCATGAAGCCCGTCAAGACGTTTGTGGCTGGAGCCTACATGCCTATGGGATCGAGTAACTGGATTGCCGGTGCCATCAAGAAACCTGGGGCGCTCAAACGGTCGCTTGGCGTGCCAACCGGCCAGACCATTCCCCCGATGATGCTTGGGAAAGCGGCAAAAGCGAGTGGGGTCATGGGCGCTCGTGCGCGGCTTGCACAGACACTGAGTAAACTTCGAGGATAATCCGCCCGAGTCCCGGTATGGGGGTGCGCATACGACTGGGGAGGGGCCAATCGTGCCAAGGAGTGTTCGATGGGGTATTTGACCAAGTGGGGAGGAATCTGGGGATTTAACCCAGTCACGACAGGCAGTATCTTCTTTGTGGCTCCGGTCAGTAGTAGTAGTGCCTCGTATACCATAGAGAATCGGTCCTATACGGCGTCAGACGGGAATGATGGGTTAAGTCCAGAACGCGCCTTGGCGACGGTCAAGCAGGCTATCTCGCTCGCCACGGCCAACAATGGTGATATCATTTGTCTGTTGCCCGGCACACACAATGCCAGCACGGCGACGAACGAAACCGCTGCTGGAAACATCGCCGTCAACAAGGCTGGGTTGACCTTTATCGGGTTGCCGGCGATTGCGGATACCGTAGTAACGCCTGGGGTGATCAAGCCTCCAGCGATTATTACGGCACCGGCTGCGACGATTGCCGTCAGTGTTACTGCAGCGAGAACCACGTTTCTCAACCTCTCAATCCTGCCCATCACGCAGAAAGCGGGTATTGATTTTACCACGGCGGCGAATCATCTCACGGTGGCCAACTGTTTCTTTGACCTGGCAACGCCTGTCGGCCATGCGAGCACAAAAGGTCTTGCCGCCACGGGCGCGACGCAGGCCCCGACCTACCTGTACGTGAAAAACTGTGTCTTCGAAGAAGACAACACCGGCACGACACACGGACCGGCGCTGGATGTGGGCGCCGCGATCGCCTTCAGAGTCGAAGGCAACTCGTTCTATAACCTGGGGACTGGGGCCGCTGTCACAGCCTGGGCCATTGCGGTGCAGGTCAATGATGTCGCCCATGGAATGTTTGCCGGCAACAAGTTCTTCACCCTCCTCGGCAGTGCCGCCGCCATCACTGCGGGAATCAAAGGGGTCTCCATGACTGGCGCGAGTGAGCTGCAGTTGTGGAATAACCAGTTTGGCGTGACCGTGACCAATCCCTTCAATAACTTTGCTGGGGCCGACTGTGACCTCTGCCTGAATTATGTGGCGACGGTCGCGGGCGGGACTGGCGGCACGCTCATTACGAGCACCACTTAATAACCTGGTGATCGGCGGGGGGCGTCGGCCCCTCGCCACACCACAAGGAGCAAGGATGCCAGAGATCGTCGAGTGGTTACAAGGAGTCAATCTCCTGCGGCACCGGCAGCGTAGCGAGATGCAAGAGGAACGAGACAATCTGGAGAAGCAGAGCAAGAATCCACACCTGCAACACCCGGGTGAGGTGGTGAAAGAGATGCGCCGTCTGGACAAGCAGTTGCTCACACAGAGTCCAAAAACCTTGACCCCCATCGAGAAAGATACGCTGTCGAGGGTACAGAAGGAACTCACCGACTCCATCCGGTCAGGGATGGTCTCACATGAGGATATGCGGCGAAATCCACCGGGAGCGGTCCATCGACACATGCAATGGGAGAAGGCCAACAAAAAAAAGATCCACCTCTGGAAGAATATTAAGATTCAACTCGATCCAGAGAACGCTGATCCCGATCTGTCGAATTTGGAAATGATCCGTCCTCATGTCACAGAGACGGGTGCCGCGACCTTCAATCCGAACGCGCAAATTCCTGGTTCGTTTGCGATGACACCTCAGGCCAAGGCGAACTGGCCTGCCGAGATGCCGCAACAGGGGACGGTGAACAGTCCGCTTGTGCAGGCACAACGACGTGAGAAGACCCCCGAAGAGCGGATGGCGTTTGGCGCACGGATGAAGGCGGCGAGAGCGGCCAAGAAACAGACCGTAGGACAAGGGGCATAGCGAATGCCACAACAGTTTAGCGAGTTGAGTGTCCAGAAAAGCGATCAAGCGGAATCGTCTGGAGAGAACCCGTTGGGAGCGAATACGCAAATTCGCATTCTGATCGAACTACAGATTATCTCAAACCTCCTCGCCAAGATGAGTAACGAAACCTCAGATTTGGCGATTATGCGACATGACATTAGCGCCTCTCTGTTGTCGTATCGTTGACGGAGGGAGGTGAAAGGAGCACGATGCTTACACAATCCATCGTAGGTCCGCAGCGTGGGCAGACAGGCGACATCAAAGTCATCCGAGTCGGAAAAGATGTGGATCACATCGTCTCAGAGTACCAACCGCGCTACTACAGTCAAGTCCTCGATGGCCGCGTCTATACCTGTACGGCGGTCTCGACGTCGACCATCATTTACACGACGGCGGCGGGGACCGGTGGACCACTCTTGTGGAATAATTCCTCGACGTACAATGCTGTCATCATGGGGGCGATGATCGACGTGACGACGGCATCCGGGGTTGCGGGAAGTATTGGCATTACGGGAGGATTTCAAGGCACGACCGCTCCCAGCTCGACGACGGCTATTGATGCCGGACCAAAAAACCTGTTGCTGGGCGGACCGGCCTCGCAGACGACCCAATATCGGAAGGGCACCGTTGCCAACGCGGGAGGGTTCTACATCCCGTTGTTCACCGTCTCCACGGCGGCGACCTCCATCCAGTCCGGGTGGAACTATGTGGATATCGGAGGACTGGTCGTGGTACCTCCTCAGTATTATGCCGCCATTACAGCCAGTGCGACGTTAACCTCTTCAGTGAATAACATCGCCTTGGTGTGGGCGGAAGTGCCGGTGTAGAGGAGTCCTCATGCCAATTGATACGAAAACCGTTCCGTCGAGAATTGCGACGTTGACGAATGTGTCGTCGAGTGCGTCCTCTGTGCCGCTCCTCCTGGAACAACCAGCGCGGTTAGGGGCGACGATTATGAACGACTCGACACAGGTCTTGTACGTCAAGTTGGGGAAGGTCGCGTCCACGACGAGTTACACCGTCCAACTGGCGACCATGACGTACTATGAAGTGCCGTTTGGTTATACGGGACAGATTGATGGCATCTGGGCGGCGGCCAATGGGACGGCCCGTCTCACGGAGGTCTGCTAATGCCACTGTTTAATTTCGGGCCTCCCTCGACGGGCGACCAATGCACCAAATCAAGTCAGGTGAGTACACTGACCAACGGGATGACCCTGTTTACCATTGCCAACGGGCCGATTGAGATTGTGGAGTTGCAATCAGTCTGCCTGACGGCGAATGATGTGACGGCGTCGACATTGCAATACAGTTCCAGTCCGACCGTTGGGAGCGCGAAGACACTGTCTGCGGCCTCAGCGACGTTAGCGAGTGCCACGGCCGGGACTACGATTACCCTGAATCAGACCTCGCTCGCCACAGCGCCAGATATTGTGACGGCTGCCAACGGGGGCGTTGCCATTGGTGCCAACGTGGGGAATAAGATGATTGTCCAGGCGGGGACACTAACCGCCGTCATTGGAGTCGGATCAACGACTGGCACGTGGGCGCATTATCTTCGGTGGAGGCCGTTACTGAATACTGTTACGGTGGTGTGATGTCCACCAGTTCACAACCGACGACGTTTGCGGATCTTTACACTGAACTCCTTAATGCGGTGCGAGAGTCCACGACCGTCACGGCGACCACCGATATTGCGAAGCGGTATATTAACCGCGCCCTTCAGGATATGCACATTGACAGTGAGTTTCCGTGGGCGGTTCGACGCGATGTCCTCCTGACTCATCCTCCCTACACGGATGGTACCGTGACGATCACGCAGGGGAGTACGAGTGTCACAGGAGCGAGCACTCTCTGGAATACCACGAACGCCTGGGCGCAGGCGAATGCGCGCGTGGGGGGGAAACTCACGGTGAGCGGCACCGATGTCTATACGGTGACTGTCGTGGGGGGCGACACGAGTCTGACCGTCGATACGAAATTTGTGGCCGCCTCCGTCTCTGCGTCCGGCTATACCTACTATGAAGATGAGTACGCGCTCGCCTCGGATTTCTGGCAACCCGTGGATAAGCGGCAGTTCACTGAGGCCCTTCCACTGGAACTGATTGGTCCTCGGGAATTCTACCGACGGTATCCCCGCAATAGCATGACCGGCACCCCACGAGTGGCGACGATGATTGAGTTGGGGCCTTCAGGCTCCACGTCGTCACGTCCCAGAATCGTCCTCTCGCCGGTGCCAGCGTCAGCGATGCTCATTCCCTATCGGTACCTGACCAGTAATCTTGCGGTCACGAGCGCGGGAACGCCTGCGGCCAACTTGTCGTCGGACACCGACGAACCGATTGTCCCCTTGCGCTATCGCCATGCCATCATCCTCCATGCGCTCTACTTCTGGTACCGTGACCGTAAGGACGATACGCGAAGTCGAGACGCCCGGGCTGAATACGGAGACCTGGTGCGGCGCATTCGACAGGACACGACGCCCACGGATGACCATCCTCGCCTTGTCCCAAATCTCTCGCGTTATCGGCCGAGTACGCGCTACGGCCGTGGCGGGCGATACGATATCAACGGACGGTTCGACCGATTGGATGATTGGTAGATGCCGACGAATCGTAAGATTCTTCCACTGCCCTTCAAGGGAGGATGGTCCACCTCGCTCGGTCCACAAGCCTCCGACTTAACGCATTTCCTCGCCGCCGAGAATGTGTACTACGAACTCGATGGCGGCTTTCGAAAGATTCCCGGCGCCGTCGCTATGAATAGTACGCCCCTGACGGAATCCGGCACCGCAATTACGATCAATACGCTCTTCGATTATTGGAAAAGTGGTACGGCAGGCAGTGCGGTCCAGAAGCGGATGGCGTATGCCGGCACGCAGCTCTGGAAGGAAGACCTCGACGGGACCTGGGATTCGATCAAGACCGGGCTCGAAGCCAATAAGCACGGGTGGTTCACGCAGTATAACGATCTGTGTATCTGGTCCTCGACGTCCAATACGGATGTCCCACAGAAATGGAATCAAACCGATGCCACCACCAGTGCCCTCGGTGGCACGCCTCCCAACTTTGCCTTCTGCATCCCTCATCGAGGGCGCTTGTGGGCTGCTGGGGTGGCCTCGAATCCCTCACGACTGTACTACTCGGCCCTCGATAATCCTGAAGATTGGGTTGGGGCAGGGAGTGGTTCCATCGACATTGATATCAGTGACGGGGATGATATTGTGGGGATCGCCTCGCATAAGCAACAATTGTGGGTCTTCAAGGGACCCAACCGTGGCAGTATCAGTTATATCTCCGGGTCCTCACCAACTGGGAGCGACGCCTTTGCTAGGGTTCCGTTTTCCCGTGGCGTGCCCTGTGCCGCGCAACAAAGCATCCTGACGTACATGAACGACCTGGCGTGGATATCCACTCGCGGCGTGCATTCCCTTGAAGCCACTCAGGAATTCGGCAATATGAAGGAAGGCTTTTTGTCCTTCCCCATTCAGAAGGTCTTCCTGCAGGAATCAGAGATCACGCTTGACGTGAGTGCGCTTGCGAGTAGCTACGGGGTCAACCACAGTCAGCGCGGGGTGTTACTCTGGTCGGTACGTCAAACCGGGCAAGCCCAGAACAACCTCGTCCTGTCGTATGACTATCGGTTCAGGCCGGGTCGCTGGTCGCTCCTGACTGCCTACAAGTCGGCGTCGCTGGCCGTGATCTTGCACAACAGTCAGCCTCGATTGTTCAGTGGGGGCTATGATGGCAGAGCGCTGCGCCACGATGAGGTCAACCGGAATATCAATGGCACGTCCTATACCGGGAAGGTCAGGTTTCCCTTCCTCCATTATGGGTCCCCGGATATCATGAAACAGACCGCGTGGGTGCGGTTTGGCATTCAACCGCAAGGCACGAGTAGCCTCACCCTTGAATGGCAGAACGATGAAGATGCGGTGCAATCCACGACCGTTTCGCAATCGAGTGGGGCCGTGTTGGGTGGGGCAACCGGATTCACACTCGACACTGATGTCCTTGGGGGCGGCGCATACTTGCAGCGGTACTTTAACCCGCCAGGCTCGTATCGCGTGCAACAACTCACTCTGTCACAACCAGGGAATAACGACGATATGGAAATTCACGAAATGGCCGTGCAGGTTGAAGGCGCTGGATTGTCGGAGGTCTAATGGCGCTCTCACGACTGACCACATGGTCCGCGGGCAACGTCCTCACCGCGACCGCGCTCAACGCGGAGTTCGATAATCTTCTCACGAACTCCTTGTCACTTATTTCGACGGCGAGTGTGGCGACGAAGGGACTCATCTTAGTCGGGAACGGGTCAGCGTTGGCGGGTGTCTCGGTCGGGAGTGATGCCTGGGTGCTGACGGCAGACTCGACACAAGCCACCGGTGTCAAGTGGGCCGCTGCGGCAGGGGGTGGGGCACCAGGGTGGAATACTATTACGAGTGGCACGAATACCACGGGGGCCTTTGTGATGGGGTCGGGATCAAGTCTCGTTCCAACTGGGACAGGGATTCTCCGTGCGACGGATCTCCAGTTCGGATCTGATGCCAAAGGAGACCTTGCCGTGCGTGGGGCATCCGTCTATGGACGGGTAGCAGTGGGCAGCAATGGGTCGGTCGTGAAGGCAGATTCCACGCAAGCGTCTGGGCTCGCATGGGGAGCGCCAGTGACGAGTGGAACGGCAACGGTTGCCACTGAAGAGTCAACCACAGCGACATCGTATACTGATCTAGCCACGTCTGGACCAGCAGTCACCCTCACTGTTGGGCCAAGTGGGATTGCGCTCATCTTCATCTCGGCGCAAGTGAGAGTACAGGACCTTCACGCTGGCTATGTTGACGTGTCTCTTTCTTCCGGGAATACACGAGCAGCATCAGATACGACCTCGCTTCACTTTTCTCCTACTAGTGGGAGTTTATTATTCAGGGCCACCTCGACAGTGACCCTCACGGGACTCACGCCAAACAGTACAGTTTTTACACTTCAGTATCGTACCGATTCAACTTCGGCAACATTTTTCAAGGACCGTTCCATTACCGTGCTGACATGGTAGGAGTGTAGGATGGCCCTGTCACGCTTGACAGTCTGGTCCGCGGGCAACGTCCTCACCGCGACCGCGCTCAACGCGGAGTTCGATAATCTGGTCGCTGGAATCGTGACTAGTGGGGGAGTCTTACCAGTCACCTATGCGATTGGCGATCTCCTGACGGCCAACTCCACGACGACCATGACCACACTCGCTGACGTAGCGGTTGGTTCGTATTTGCGATCTGGTGGCGTGGGCGCAACTCCGCTATGGTCTACGCTCTTGCTCCCCAATGCCGCCACAACGGGTGATCTCCCGTATGCCTCATCCACCAATACCGTCAGTATGCTCGCTGATGTCGCCACCGGCAACGCCTTGCTCTCTGGTGGCGTCGGAGTGGCGCCCAGCTATGGCAAGATCGGGCTGACCACACATATCACCGGCACTCTCGCGGAAGCCAACGGCGGGACGGGCCTGACCAGTCTATTCGGGACGGCCAATACATGGACTGCGAACCAAACGATCTCTAATACCGCCCCCTCACTCGCGTTCACCGACACCACGGCGAGCGCGAAGTCCTTGACTGTGGCCGTCGATGCGAATCTCGCGCAGTTGCGAGAATCGGCAGGCGCGAGCGGGAGTCTGCTAGTGCTGGACTTGGCGAATAATATAGTCGGCATCGGGACGGGGAGTCCGGGAGCGTTGCTGCACCTCAACGCTGGTGCCAACAACGGTGTCCGACTGGACAACGGCACGGTCAAGGTCATCTTGTACAACACGGGCAACAATTCCGGGTCGATCGGGACCGTATCGAACCATCCAATGCTGATGTTTACGAACAATGCTGAAAGGATGCGGATCGACTCATCCGGCAATGTCGGCATCGGCATGACCCCCACCGTCCAGCTCGAACTCTCCGGCTCAGTCGGCCAGAAAGCCAGTGGGACCACATGGAGCAACCCGTCGGATGCACGGCTCAAAGACAACGTGCAGGACTATACAGACGGTCTGGCGGTGCTTCGGAAGGTGCGACCCGTGCGCTATGAACTCAACGGCTTAGCGGGTACACCGAAGGGACAGCGGGGCATCAGCATAATTGCTCAAGAAATGCTCGACGTCATGCCCTACACGATTGAGACGTACAAGGCGAAGCTGTATCCAGAGGATGTCAAAGAGACGGAACTGTATCGGTTCGAGGCTAGTGCGCTGACGTTCGCGCTGGTCAACGCGGTGAAGGAATTGGCGGCGAGAGTCGAGGCGATGGAGCATGGAAAACCTGGCGTCCAATAATGACGCGCGTTCTTCGATAACATAACAGGAGAGGAACATGGAACAATTTATGTTTCAATTAGGGGCGCAAGTGCAGCAACTCACGCAAACCATTCAGGCCCATACGCAGCTGATTCAGGACACCAGAGATCTGTATGAGGCACTGGCGAAGCAGCAGGGATGGGTCTATTCCCAGGATAAGAAACAATGGGAACCCATCCGGTAACGTGTTCCTCACGTGTCACTATTCGCCCCTTACACGAGACCGATCAGGACGCCGCCCTACGGTTACTTGGACTTGATGTCCATGACACGATGGGAGGGGGGATGCTCTGCTTGGTTGCAGAATATCGTGACGTGGTGGTGGGGATGCTGTGTGGGTGGCTAGGACGCCCCTATGGGCATGTCCAGTATTGCCATCTCGATCCAGAGGCGTCGCCTCGCGCGCGAGTTCAGGGGTTTTTGGGGCTCCACCAGGCGTTTGAGACCGCGTTGATTCGGCATGGGGCCGCTGGGTGGACGGCTCAGACCGAGACCGGGAATCACTCCATGCTCCGAATGCTGACGGAACGAGGAGCGGCGACGCTCCCAGGAGAGCGAGTCGTCGTGATGAGACGGTGGAGGTAGACGATGTGCTTAGGTGGTGGAGATACAACGGTTTCACAGAAGGCTGCGCCAAAGACCCCAGAGGAGATCGAGGCGATTAAGCTGGGGTTGGAGTCTATGCGCCTTCGCAATAAATACCTTCCGGCCCTGATGCAAGAGTTTGGGTATGGACAGGACGCGCAAGGCACGATGATGAAATTACCGCCAACCCAGGAACAGCAGCAGCAAGCACAACTGATGACGACGAGTTATCAGGGCGCTCAGGATGCGGCCGGCACGATTCGATCACGACTGGGCATGGCGGAAGGCTTATTGCCTGGACTCCTTCGGTCTGTCCAAGCCTCGATGGCGCCAGGGACTCGGAGCGCCGGAGCCATCGGGGGACCACCACAAATGTTGCCTCAATTTCGTCCACAGGAACCCTCGCTGTTGATGGCTCCTCCAGCGGCGACAAGTCCTGTGCCTGTTGGTCTTCCCGTAGGGACGCCACCGGGCACAGCACCGGGAGTCCCTACTGGTCCACTGAGTCGAGTGGAGGAAGTCACAGCACTCTATCAGACGCTCCTTGGAAGAGCCCCAGATCAGCCAGGGTTAGATTCCTGGGTGAATTCTGATAAAAGTATTGACCAAATCAAAGCGGAGATCATGAATTCACCTGAGTACCTCGCCAAACAGGGACCCCCGCCACAGGGTCCGCCGAATGCCTCGTAAACGAGAGAGTCAGAGAGAAGGGAGGGACTGACGTGGCGACCGCCAACACGCTCGCAGGATATCTCAGTGCAAGAGGGATGAACTCGTCCGTGCCGCTCCTCCAAGCGCTTGATGCGTTCGGGATGTTACAGAATCAGGCTGTCCTGAACTTTCTATCAGCACGAGGGATTCCACTCACTCGTCCCTTCAAGCAAGTACAGAACGAGCTGGGATTAACCGGACAAGAGACCCTCGACCAGGCGTGGGGAAAGATGCAGGCACTTCCAGCCCCTCCCGACTCGCGGGTAAGAAGTGAAACCCCACAACCGGTTCCCTCACTGCCCACTTCACTGACCTCGAATCCAGCGGGCACAGGGGCAGCAGGGACGGGGTTAAGTGCAATTCCCATCACGGGTGGTGTGGGAGTAGTACCTGGAAATGTGGGGACGTCTGGACCGGTGATAGGGCTGGCGCAATCGAATCCAGCGAGCACAGGGGCAGTGGGCGCCAGTAGTTATCCTGTTGGTGGTGGCACCAGTACGACTGCGCCGACTCCGCCCGTCTCAGCGGCGATGCTGCCGGTGGGGAATGCTCCGCCTGGACAGCCGGTGTCGTCCAACTCGGCCTCGAATTACCCGGCAGGCGTCTCCCCTCAAGCGCCTCCCCCTCCCAGCCTGATCCAACTCTTGACGAAGGCGGGAATGGATTTGAGTACACCGATTGGGCAAGCCCTTCCGGCGTTTCAAGCCGATCCGAAAGTCGCGGCACTCCTGCAATCGAAGGGCGTTGATTTGAATAGTCCGATTGGCGATGTGATGAAGGCGATGGGATTAACGGGGCAAGAACCCCTCTCCGCAGCGTCCTCAAAATTAGAGAGCATGGCCGCGATCTCGGCGCCACCCGCAGGGCAGTTCCCGCAAGTCCCGCCGATTCAGCTGCCTCCGGGATTGGGACCGACGACGTTTAACGCCCCGCCGGCGCCGAATCTTCCCAGTACGGTCTCGCTGCCCCCGGAATTGCAGTCACTCATGGCGTCCCTCAAAGCAAATTTCGACACGCAACAGCAGACACGAGACTCGTTGCTCTCAAATCTTCAGGCGGGGATTGCCCAGCAGCAGGCGAATGCCAATGCCAACCAACCTCTCCTTGATGCCGCGTTGCGAAACATTCAGTCCGTCCTGACGGGGCAGGCCATGTCCCCGGGTGTTGAGGGACTCGTCAATTCGGCGTTCGCTCCAGCGGAGAACGAGGGACAGATTCGACTCAGGCAAGCCGCTGAAGAGGCCGCTGCGGCCCGTGGAATGCACGTCACGGATACTCCGATAGGACAACCCTACCTCGATGAAACACGACGGTTCCTTGAACAGATGGGCGGTCAACGCGCGCAAGCGGCGATAGGGATTCGCAATCAAGACGCCACATTTGCGGAGCAGGTACGACAATTTCAAGAAGGGTTGAAACAGCAGGCATTGACCAACCAGACAGATGTGCTGCGGACGTTGGGTACGCCAGAACAGGCGGCAGGTGTCCTCTCAAATCTTGGATTGGGCGCACGCAACGCGGCGGTGCAGCAGTTTGGCATCCAAAGTCAACAAGCCTTAGGTGCCAGCGATCAAGCCCTTCGTGCGGCGTTGGGACAGGCCCAAACGAATCAGGGCAATACGCAATTAGCCCTCGCGTCGCAAAACCAAGGGTTTCAGCAGCAACTCGCGCAACAGCAGGCGAGTATCCAGAATCAACTCGGCCTCATGCAGGCGTTGGGGGATCCGTATCAAGCGTTTAACTTAGGCTCGACGACGGGCAATACCCTGTCGCAGCAGCGACTCAGCAATCTCTTGAACCTCAATTCCGGTATTATCGGTTATACCCCGAACTTTAGTCCGACAGGCATGACCACAACGACGTCCCAGCCAAGTACCATAGGATCACAACTCCTCGGTCTTGGGGGAACGCTGGGAGCGGCATATCTGATGGGAGGAGTATGACAATGATTGGAAGTGAAGGATTTCCGACACCTCCCACGATGGGAGACGGGATCGGTGGAGGCGCTGGGGCTGGATTCCTTGATGCGCTGAAAGGGAATCCACAGTTGATGAGTTTGCTGCTTATGAGTCTCGGCAGCATGGGACAATCGTCACCACAGTCCAATCCCATGCAGATGCTCATGCGATTGCAAATGATGAAACAGATGATGCCGCCTCCACGCCCACAGGGAATGGAGGGCAGTCCCAATATGCCCGGTCAGTTCGTAGGGCAGGGCACAGGCAATCCACTTTCCTGGCTCTCCTCACTCCTCGGTGGCGGGGGTGGCAGTCCGACTCAATAACAGGGAGTGACCGTCATGGCACTATTTGATCCGACTGCTGACCCGAGTCTCGCTGATTCGACGCCAAGTTCAGGGTCTTTCTCTAACATGGCTCTCCCATGGCTCCTCCTCTCCTTAGGGTCATTGGGTCAACGGGGACCTCAGACACATCATGACCCCACGCAAACGCTGCATAACCTAGCCTCGACGTTTGCTCTCTTCTCGAAACTGAAGACGTTGCAGGAGCAGCAGCGCCAGAACCAGGTCGCGGGCGCCCAAGATCAGGCCGGGATGCAAGGACTCACAGACCTGATTCAGCAGAGTCAGCCCCTTCCTCTCAGTGGAGACACCACAACACCGACTGGGGCAGAAGGGTTACGCCCGCTCGAACAGACGGGGTTTGCTCAGCCGGACGCTTTTCATAATCAACGCTCCCTCGATCCAGTGGCCGTTCAGCGGTTGATGTCTATGAGTCCGTCTGTGATGAAGATGATACTCGACGCAAACTATCAATCCTATCTGCAAAATCAAGGACTGGTGGTGCACCCCGACCAGGCCAAAGCGACCGTCGCGGCAAGGTTACAGGCGCAGAATGTTCCCACGTTGAGTGGACCATTTGCCGAAGCCAGCGGACTGTCGCCTGAGTCGGCGCAGGCTATTGTTGGGGCGGTCCCGGCAAAAGACTTGCCACAGTGGGGGGCGATGCAAACACGCAGCAATCGGGCTGACACGGCACAACAGTTGGCGGATCTCCGATGGGCCATCCAACAGGGCGACACGCCGCTCTCACAAGCCATCATGAAGAAACTGGGGATGACAGCCGAACATCTCCAGGCGCTCACGGCCAATACCTTAGGAGAGACGGCCCCAGCTCGCGCGAAACTGGCACTCACAGAAGAGCAACTGAAGAGCCTTCAGGCCCTCACGCCCGCGCGAGTCGGTGCACTGGAAGGCCGAGCGGCGCAATCGAATGCGAGCGCCGAGCGGACGGTCGCTGAGACACCGTTTATCGCCCCAACAAAGCAAGCCGATCTTGCCTTGAAACGCAAGCGACTGGCTCAGGAACCCACGACGCCAAAAGAAGCACAGGGTGATAAGGATGTCAAGGCTATTGCGATGCAGATGCGACAACTTACGGATGATCCGAAATCCTTTTGGGGCAATCCAGGGAAAACCAAACAGCAAAAAGCCATGGATATGATTACGCAGATGCATGCGTTATCCCCGGCACAAGCGCCGAAATACATGCGAGCCTATCAAATGGTGTACGGAGGAGAGACGCTTCCCACGACTGGGCAACCAGCAGCCACGACCACTCGACCAACCACCGCATCCGAGTGGTTGCAACTGAATAAATAAATGCCACTCACAGCGAAAGCCCTCCTTGATTATATGGCGCTTCCTCCTGACGAGCAGGCCAATCTACAGGCTGATCCGACGGTAGGACCTCAACTACAGAGCTTTAGTGCGCTTCCACGTGAGGAGCAAACCAAAGTTCTTGACCATCTCAGCGCTGGAAATCCTGCGGTTGCGTCACCGCAATCCTCCGTCGATCACGTCCCTGGGGCGTTGGCTCGTCTTGCCGAAGGACTCCCTGGTCTGGCCTATAATTTTACGGTGGGCCCCCTTGTGGAGGCTGGTCGTATCCTCAGGGAGGGTCGGACTTCCGAACAGGCCGCCGCTTTCGAGGCTATGACGCCAGAGCAGCGGGCGCTCTATAAGGAATCAGGGCAAACCTATCGCAATCCGATGGCGCCGTCCTCCTATGAACCGCTCATGGGACCATTGCTGGGTGGTGCAATGATGGCGGCATTCATGGGAAAGTCTCCGTCATTGACTATGCGGAGCGGTCCGGCAGAATCACGTGCCTTCCCTGGTGGGCGGCGAATCCCAGGGTTGGAACTGACCCCAAGCGAGCAATGGGACAGCGAATGGGAACGTATGCCAATGGAGGAGCGCCAGAGGTTGATTAACCAAGGGCCTCCAGCGTCTGTCCCGGTGTCTACGCCAAAAGAACAGGCGGCGAGGACGGCAAAACTCGCCATAGAGCGCAAACAATGGGAAGCCGAACAGTCGGCACTTGCCCAGGAACGGGCGGATCAGCAAGCGGCGCAGCGGCTCGAACGCGATCGAGCCGGCACAAGGGTGTCTCCGCAAGCCGACATGCCACCAGTAGAGGTTGGCCGGACACTCACCCCGCAAGAGATAAGAAGTGCCGCAGAGATGCGGCTACCCGTGCCGCCCTCACCGACCATTCCACCGGAGTTGGCCGCTGTCACGACTGGCGAGGCTAAAGCGTTCCTCCGTCCGTCGTCTGCAGAGGGGACAGTGCCGACCGTTGGCGAGCAAGCCCTACAGGGCGTGAATCTCAAACAATACGCCTTGCAGGCTGGAGTGGGCTACTACAAGAGCCGAATCACTGGGGCCGAGGTCGTCTTCGACCCGAAGCAAGTGACGCAGAGTCAACTGAAAGCGATGGACAAACAGGGGATTCTTCCTGATGTGGTGAACGGTTCAGGCACGTCACCGAAACCAGCGGAACCGACCACAGCGGTGACGGCGAGGACGCCAGAGGGCACAGAGGTCCGCACGGTACTGACCGATACACCGGAGGCCACAGCCTCAGCGGTACAAGCACAGTCTCCTTCGTTACAGACAGAAGTGAAGCCGTCGGCAGAAGCGGTTCCGCAAGTGCTTGCTGATCGGATGCAGGCCATTCGGCGTGAGGCGGAAGGCGCTACCGGGCATCCGTTCGGGAAGCAGTACGGGTCGGTGGAAACGGAGATGGGTCCACAATCGGTAGCAATAGGCGCGGCCAAGTCGTTCAGGGAACAATTTGCAGACCTCTATCCAGAGCTTCGGAATCTGCCGAATGTCGGACCAAAGGAGATTGCCGAGGCGATCAAGAAAGATAAGGACAACAAGCTCTATACCATCATCAAAGAAGAAGTGACGAAGCAGCTTGAACGGGAGAAGGTCTCGCCATCGGCTATTGAGCAGCGCCCATCAGACTTTGAAGCCTTCTCGAAGGCCGTAGACAAGCCTGCTGCACAGCCGGAACAGGCGGTGACGGGGGGGACGGGTGGAGGACCAGAACAGGCCGTGGCTGGTGGGATCGCCAAAGAGCCATGGCAGATGACGCGGGAAGAATTTAACGCTATAAAGGAACGGTATCGCTCTCTTTACCATCAATGGATAGATGCTGAGATAGCGTTAACTGATGCGCTTGAAGGTGTAGGCCCTGGCCGCACCGGATTTGCACCAACTGCGAGTAAGGCTCAAGAAATTATTAATAATATACGAAAAAAACTTCCGAGTTGGGTCACGTTTGAAGAAGGATTCGACTATGACGCCTACCTTAAAAAAGCGTTGGCGGCTGGTGAGCCTGTTCAGGTACCATCATCCTCGGAATTACCGCCTGTGACGGGTAATCAAAGTCAATTCTATCACGGCTCTGGAACCGTTGGGCTGACTAAAGATCGGCTCAATCCAGACCTGACCAGGATCGAAGGACTCTTCGGGGAAGGTATCTATCTAACTGACAACCCGGAGATTGCGGCTGGTTATGCGAAGGTGCGTAGCACACGCACCAAGACGCCAGTGGTATACAACGCCCAAGTAGATCCAACGGCCAAAATTCTCAACCTCGAAGAGCCCGTAATTCCGGAATTCGCTGGTACGTTAAAAAAAGCGGCTTTTAGTGTTGACCGTATGGCGGGATCTGATGAAGTTCTGAAAGCTGTGAAAAAGGCTATAGCAACTCCAGGTTCGACCAATGAACAGGTATATGTAGCCTTCTCTAGGGCCATCGAAGAAGTTTCTCACGCTGAGCAAATACCGATAAGTGAACTTTCAGAGATATTCCAAATCCTGAGAGATGATCTCAAGGAATTCGGGTACGACGCACTTTCTTATACTGGGGGCAAACGAACAGGAAAGCTTCCACACCGGGCAGTGGTCGTCATTAATCCAGATATTATCACTCAGTTTGATCCGACCGTTAGTTCCGTTAAACCTCCCGTTGGCGTACAACCACGCCTCCTTGATACGCAGGCCACGATGCCACCGACGCCGCTCCAGCCAAAGGCGCCGCAAGTGGAGCATGGGGAGTTGTTGGCAGGGATGCGACCGATTGAACCGCCTCCGCCGGAGTTGCCGTTCAGCGGCACCAAGGAGATGCGTGCTGGCCTGCCAGTACCCGAGACGGTCACACCAGCCGAGGTCTCTTTGGGACGTTTCAGGACCTTTCTGGCCGAACAGCGAAAGAAATTACCGTCAGAATTACGGGTCTTGAGGGAGGCACCGAACTCGTCAGTGATGAGTGCTATTGATGGAGCGGCGGCGGATGTCACGAATGGTGCGGAGTCCATCGTGACCCAACCGTGGGCCAAAGCCTTGCAGCGCCGAACCCCGCAAGAGTTCCAACAGCTTGAATCGCAGGCGGTTAGGACATGGGAGCAGGGAGGAAAGACCCCAGAGGCGATGGAACAAGCCATTTCCGCATTGCCACCAGATATACAAGAGATGGTTCGGTATCGGGCCTCTCGGTTGCCGATTGAACAGGCAGCAAGACGCACGTTGGGACTCCCGGAGATCCCGGAGACGCCAGGACCATATTTTCCTCGGCTCAGCGAACATGGCCTCCAGGACATTCAACGACTTGGGGCGGGTGGTCGTCTGGCCGGTGAACTCCAAACGACCCTCCGATCTTTTCAGCAGTCCCGTTCATTCCCAACCATGGCAGAGGGACAGGCGCAGGGCATGATCTATGCGGATCCGCGCAAAGCCTGGGCGTTACGCGAATGGTACTCTCTGAAACTCGAAGCGACGGCCAAACTCATCACAAACCTTGAAGACAAGGGCGTACTCTTTCGGACCGCTGAGGCGGCAAAGGCCGCATCGCCGACCGGCAAAGCGTTCGGCATCGAAGGACTCCCAGGGTCTCCCGAATGGTTTGCCTCCACGTCGGCTGAGCGAGAGTTCATCTTGCAGAATCTCTCTAGGGCCAACCGTGGGGCGTTGGGGTCCGCGATTACGCTTGGTAATCAGATTTTCCGCAATCCCAACCTGTTTAACCCCTTTCCACACTTCACCAAGAACATGCTCTATAAGTTTGGATTGAGCGGAGGCAGTCCAACAAAAGTCGTCCCGGCGATGCTTGAATATGAACGCGGCTCTTCGCCAATGGTAGCGCGGTTCAAGCAGGTGTTCCCAGCCGCCGATACCGCGCAATCCGCTGGTCAACTCTTCGATCCCTTTCTGAACCCAACTGGCGTCACCCATAAAGTGCTTCGCGCCGTTGGCGAGATCAATAAACCGAGCAGCACGGCGATCTTTGCCCATCTCGACCCGGCCCTGCGATATGCCCGATGGAAACAGTACATCGCCAAAGGGATGACCGATCAGGAAGCCGCGAATCATGTACAAGTGGATTTGATTCGCTATGGGACCAGGTCTGATGCCGTGGATTTCTGGAAATCAATCCCACTGAATTTCTTTGTGCCATGGCGCACCGGTACGGTGACAAGTGTGGTAAAGCAAATGACATCTCACCCGCTTCGTGCGGCGGCACTGATAGCCGGGATTGATTACCTGCGAGAGGCGAGATACCGGCAGAGTGGACGGTGGACCCATCTGCCGATTGACTACTTGGAGTCCCCGATCGCCCAAGTGGTCGCGCATCCCACGCCGAAAACGGCTGCTGCCATCGCGGCGACCACGATTGCCTTCGGACCCGGTGGGGCCTCAACAGCCTCGACGCTGCGAGATGCGATTGACGACATCCGTGGCGGGGATGAATGGGGGCGGATACGCAATATGTTCTGGGGAATCTCGCAGCTCTATGAAATCCCAAAGGAATGGCAAGCGTTTGAAAAGACCGGTGACAGCAGCCACTTAGTCAACATCCTCAGTTCGTCGCTTGTGGCCGAACATTCGGCGTTGAACTATTCGCCAAGGAGACTTGCCGCGTATCTCCCAGAATATCTCCCAGGGATGCAGAAGAGTGAACTCGTTCAAGCCGCTGAGGCATTACAGACCCAGCAGCAACGCCGAGGCGAGGCCATAAGAGCCCGACAGGCGCTCCGTCCGGCGCGGACCATTGAGGAGAAATTACAAATAGCCCCATAAGGAGATCCCGTGACCGACCACGATCTTGACACCTGCCCGCTCGCCCCTGAAATCCAACGATGCGACCGTGAACGCGGCGTGATTATGGCGACGCTCACCTCGATCAGTGCGACCTTGGCACGCCTGGAGCCGATGATCCAGGCGCACGAAAACAACATGAATCGACAAATCGGGTATCAAGGGTTGATTGGGGTGATCTCAGGGATGATCGGGGCGCTCATCGGGTTTGTGGCGTCACGGCTCTGGCGATGACCGCCTACCCACCCGTCAGCCGTGAGCATCCCTGCGACGTGAAGACGTGTACTCCGCTGAAGAAGCCAGTATGGCCGCTGCCGTGTGCCACCTGTCAGCCGATAAAGGAGGCCGATGCCACTTGATCCGAAATCAGAAACGATG